TGTCCGTGTTTAATTAAGTATCGTACTAATTTTTCTGAAGTTTTTTGGTTATTCTGATTTGAAGGATTAGAAACTCTCGCAGCATATGCAATATCCTCTAAAGCATTAGTGCTAGAAGACGAAACTAATCTAACATTTTTTTGTATATTTACCAAATTCATTTATCTTGTGATCCTCTCATTATAGTCTGCTTCTTCTTCATTCCACCACTCTGGCTTCTCTCTAAACTTCCACGATGCAAAAGTTGCTTTATCTTTATGATAAAACCTTCTATATGCTGCTACTGCGTCTTGTCCTTTAAGCTCATCTGGCATTGCTTGAGCAAATGGAGTGAGCCCCAATCTTGGTATGAATACTGGGTCGGGTAGCTTGAGGATGACATCATGCACTGATTTATGCGATTTGCCGTATCGGTATCCATATTCGCTATCGAGAGCCACTGCATAGCAGTGTAGCCATTCGTGATTATCCATGCTAGTACGAGCCCAGATAGTACAAGGATGGTTGTGCATCGTAGGGAGGTAGGGGTAGTCTCTTGGTTCATTTTTCTTTTTTTCTCGCAATATTGCAAGCTGTTCTTTAGATAGTTTTTCTGGTACATATCCGAAGTATTTATCAATCCACATATTAGTACACAGCATCTGTGCGGCTTCAAGTGGCATTTTAATTATGTGCTTATCTACGTGAGCTTCCGCACACCTGTCTAAGTCTTCGTCAAGTATAAAAATATTCATAAGGCATATTATACCGGGTTAAGGAATAAAAGTCAAGATCTATTTATGTCATAATCCCAAATATTTAAATTAACACTAATTCGTTTTCCCTCTATAAATTCTGTGACCCCGTGCAAGACCCCAGGGGCTATATACACTGCTTTGCCTGATTCAGGGACTACTGTTGACCTACTATCTATCAATAGATTTGCACCTTTAAGATTTTCTACTTTTAAATAGAGTACTATACTGCATAGAGGAAAGTTGAGTTTTCCTGTTTTCTCATAGAGTGTTTCATCTTTGTCAAAATGCATTTCTGGTAAAACTCTTTGAGAAGCGTCCTGAGTCCACTGTTCTACGCCTATAGCTTTATCAAAATTGCAAAAATTATCTCCGATATTGTTTTTTGCGCCTTCTAAGAGTTTTTTCTGAAAGGGGGATAATACATCCATAGAGTACCACTTTGTGGTAAAAGGCTTAAAGTTTTTATCTCTAAATATTTCTGAAATCTCATTTTCATCAAAATATTTATCTATAGTTTTCCATAGCTTCATTTTTTGTCCAAATAGTTATAGAGTACTTTTTGCCTGATAAAAGCGTTTTGCTGCCGTGTTCGTGTGTTATTTGTCCGGGCCAAAGAATTAGGTCTCCTATACCAATATTTTTATTATTGAAATTTTGTCTTGGGAAAAATAACTCTCCACCTTCATAAGAAGAGTTTAGTTTTATACTTCCCGAGATAAAACTATCGTCGTGGTGTACTTTTAGATTGGTTTGAGTATCGAGAGAGTACTTTATCGCAAAAAGATCTGCTACTTTAATCTCTTCCCCAAGATTCCACCATAAAGAAGCTTTGTTCAAAGCTATTTGTAGTCCTTCTTCTAGGAAAGTGTACCACTCAGGAAGTTCTTTCTCTAGGTGTATATCTTGAGTAAAATAAGGTTGTTTTCTATTTGAAGACCACGAGTTTTTATCTAAACAAGCGTCAAGAATATAACTACATAGCTCTTCTGTTATGAACTTAGTGTGGAGTATATTACTACTGACTTCTTCTAAGTTTATATCGTGGAACAGCTCATGTGACATTTTCCATTCTCACCATTAGTCGTTCGGCGCGGTTTGTTACTTGATGGTACCATCGAGAATCTCTGCCTTCTATGGCAGCTACTTTCCAGTCTGCTATGTCTAAAGCTGCATGCATCTTTTTGAACATAGTTAACCTTGGCCTACCCATATTAAACATCATGTTTACTAAAATTTGTTGTACTTCGTCAGGAAAGTCTTCCCAGTTTTTATAAAGAATTTTGCACTCATTTATAGCAATATCTAAATCTTGCTCAAAACACTCTTGTACTCTTTCTTCGCTTATAGGAGTTCCTAGCGTATCCATACGTTCAGGATCACTGCCTGTTATTAAATGTCCTACTCCAAAAGTAGGATAACCTAAGTGATCTTTGTAAATTTCGTACTTTACACCTTCATCAATTTTTAATTGTTCAAATACGGCATTTCTATTCATATTATTTTTCCCGCGCTTTTCCTTTTACCTTTTCAAAGGATCTCATTCCTCCAAGGCCCAGCATTCCTAATAAAACAGGCATCATTGTTTCAAGTTCTATTAGAGGTATTACTACTGGGCTACCTGCAAGAGCTAGGCCGAAGTTTGTCATGGGCACTAAAATAAAGTTAGAAAGCATACCTAGTCCACAGATCCATCCAATAGCTGGCCTCCACCCCGCCACAAAAAGAGACTTATGTGCCGCCTCTGTTTTGTTTACTTCTACTTGGGCCATGACCTCAGCATGGTGTTGTTTTTCTGCAAGAGTAGCAATTTCATGGGCTAATCTATTTCTTTCGTCTTTGTCTTCTATAAACTCTGAAACTAAGCCACTTACTGGACCTATTAAATCCTTAACAAATGATAGTGCCATAACTTTTCCCTATGCTTCCTTTTCTAAATCCCACTGGCAAGCATTCTTTGTTCTATCTGCGCTGTCTCTAGCTATCTCGGCTTCCCAACGCTTGAACCATTTTTCTTGTCGATCATTTCCTTCTTTAAATGTTGCATATGTCAAAAAGATTGCAGCAAGAACAGATACGTGTCCATATATTAATGGAATGATAGCTTGCCAACCTGCAATTAAAGCACAGAATGTCATAGACCAAAATATAGAAAGAACGGTCATATAATACATTTGAAGACTCATGTCTCCAATAAATCGAATTGGATTATATTTTAGATTCATAACTGAGTCCCAGCTATGATAAAAACTCATTAATAATTTTTTCATTATTACCCCAGTGCATTAAAGGCTTTTTGAAATCTATTTGCATGAGAGCGTTCTGCTTTTGCTAGTGTCTCAAACCAATCCGCAATTTCATCAAACCCTTCTTCTCTCGCGGTTTTTGCCATGCCTGGGTACATATCTGTGTACTCATGCGTCTCACCTTCGATAGAAGCCATTAAATTTTTACGAGTATCTCCCATTGGTAACCCCGTTGCAGGGTCTCCTACTTCTTCTAGATACTCTAAATGTCCGTGTGCGTGGCCTGTTTCACCTTCTGCGGTTGAGCGAAATACTGCTGCCACGTCATTCTCGCCCTCTATGTCAGCTTTTGCTGCAAAGTATAGATACCTGCGGTTTGCTTGTGACTCTCCCGCAAAAGCATCTTTTAAATTCTGAACTGTTTTACTTTCTGCTAATTTCAATTAATATTCTCCTAACATATTCCAGTTAACTACAACTCTTTGTTTATTGTGTACAGGACAAGAGCCTGCGTGTAATTGTTTATTATTAAAAAATACCCATCTTCCTTTTTTAGGAGATACTTTAGATATTATTTTAGTATTATTATCAAAAAAGTAAGTGTCACCATCACTATCATTTACATAATATAGGGCAGTTATATTCATACTTGTCCAGCCATCTATATGTATTCCCGTATGAAAACCTTTTCTTCCATTTTGTAACTGCAAATTTAATCTACAGTTTGACACTTCTTCTATTACTATTCTTTTTGACTGCTGTACTGATCTTAATAACTCTTTAGTTAAGTCCCAAAAATTACTAATTATATTTCCGTTTTCTATAATACCATGTGTCATAACAGGAACTATGTTTTCTTTTTTATGTGTAACGTAATTACGTTCTGTTCCTACAGTATTCTTATTGTATGTCCATGTAAAAGATTTTTCTAGTACCTTGCTTTCATACTTATCTGCTAAATCTTTGGGAGTATTATCTATAATCAGTATCATTTTGTCCCTTGGTAGAAATGGGGGTGAGTTACCACCCCCGCTCTACAGCTAGCTAAGTCCCTATCATTGCAATGGCTATTAGAGGGCCAAATAATACGCTCTCCATCGCCAGAAACTCTAATAGGAATGATTCTTTCCGTAGAGCACGCTTTATGTGCTCCATTTTTTCTCTCTACTCTATCGTAATGATCTTTGGTCTATCTTCCTCTGGAATAATTTCATCCAGATCTATACATAGAAGTCCTTTATTCATGTAAGCTTTATTGAGCTG